AGGTTATTGAAAAAACAGGTGAAGATCTCAGAGTATCCTTTAACGCTCTCTACATGCTGCAAGCACTAAAGGAGATTGGCAGCAATCAGGTACACATCGGATTTACTGGTCCCATGAGTCCGATTATTATCAAGCCAGTGCAAGGAGATAAAAGCTTATATCTTGTCTTGCCATATCGGACGGCTAACTGATGCGTATCGTAGGTATTGATCCAGCAACACACACTGGATTTGTAGCACTTGGACCAGATGGAAATCTAGCAGGATGGACTGAGTTTGTCGGCAAGGGCGACACAGCACCAACTAGGATTAACTTCATTCTTAATGAGTTGTATCGCTACCTAAAACCAGATGATTATGTCTGCATTGAAGGCTTCGCAATGGAGGCTAAATTCGATACCAATAAGGTTTCAACAGGTTTCAACTGGGCCGCTAGACTTGCAACTGATCGGAAAGTCGGTAGCTTTATCTCAGCAACACCTAACCAGTTAAAAAAGTTTGTAGATGTCTCTGAATGGGAAGGAGAGTCTGGAAGCAAGGTTAGGTTGGATGGCAAAGAGGTAAAACGAAGGGTTATGGTTGCTGTTCAAGCTCATTGGGGTGATAAGCCAAAGACCGAAAATATAGCAGATGCATATGTGCTTGCTAGAATTGCGGAAGCTGTTTACAAGGTGAAGCATGGTCATCCTTTGGATGCATATCCTTCTTATCAGCAGGAAGTAATAACTGCAATTATTGATCCTAAAGCAGCTAAGAAATCTAAGAAGACAACAAAATCAAAAACGAACAAACGCCCAGGGAAGCTTGCGGCGAAGGATAGTCATACCCAAAATGCAGAACAGACGTGCTTATTTTAGGCAGAAAGGAGAACTAAATGAGAGATTCAGACGTTGAAAGTCGGATTCAGTGGCTCTTGGATGAACAGTGGATAACGGGTGAAGAAGCGGACGTTATGCAGATTTACTTTAGGACAAAAACAATCAAAAAGGCTGCTGAAATTATAAACATGAAGTTGGAGTCCTTTCATAAAATTTTAGCGATCTTAGTCCGCAAAAAGGTACTAATTAGGGAAAAACGTGGGCAATATTCTTTGTCCACAGAACTTCCAAAACATTTAGTAATGCAACAACCTGTTTTACCAGATGCTATGAAGCAACCGCTAGTAATCACGCCTGATGAGCGTAAGTGGATGAGGCAAAATTATCATAAGTACTCACGCTCTGAGGTGGCGAAGATTCTAGGGCGTAGCAAGTTTGATGTTAACCGCATGGCTATGTCCTTAAAAATTGATTCAGGAAAAAAACATTTATGATCAACAGCATTATAAATGCTGATTGCTTTGATATATTCCCTCAGATACCAGATAGCAGCTAATTGGGATCGGTTTGCAGTTGCTAAAGAGGTTACAAGCGAGGTTGAGCAGTTGACGTTGTTTTAGGAGGAGAGCCTATCATGTTAAAAATACTAGAATTATTCGGAGGGATTGGCGCTCCTAGAAAAGCATTAATCAACTTGGGAGTAGAGCATAAGTGCATTGATTATGTTGAGTGGAAGGCTAACAGAGTTCGTGCATACAACGCACTATATGATCACTTGCATCATCCGCAAGATGTTAGGACATGGAACTTGCGTCCTGATGTTGCAGTGCATGGCTCACCTTGCCAGGACAATAGCATTGCAAATAAAAAGCGCAAGGGAGCTGCTAAGGGTTCTCGATCACAACTTTTGAAAGAGACATTAAGAATTATTAAAGAAATGGGGAACTGGCGACCTAAAGTTGTTATTTGGGAAAACGTTACGGGTGTTCTGGATAAAGATGTTTTCCCTATATTTAATCACTACATGCAGGTGATGAAGGGTCATGGATACACCAATGCCTATGATGTACTTGACGCTAGAGATTTTGGCATTCCTCATGCTCGTGAGAGAGTCTTTTGTGTGTCGATATTAGGCAACAAAGTCTTTGATTTTAGTAAATTAAAACTCAAACCAATGAGAGATATAAAAGACTTTTTGGAATATGGCCCATCCGACAACATACCAGAACAATATTTAATTACCATCCCTTCAATGCTCAATAAAATTAAAGAGTTCAATCCTAATCCTACAGGTAGTTATAAGAGACAGTTAGATGTAATAGATTCGTTCTGTTACACGATTTCTGAACGTCAAGACAGGTGTCCAAATGCAGGTATCATCCGCTTGGACAGACCTGAATACCGCTACTTAACAGAGCGTGAATGTTGGAGATTGTTAGGATTCGACGATGAAGACTTTGATTTAATGCTAAAAGAGTTCCCCTCTAAAGAGGGAAAGCGAAACGCAACTCTTTATGCATTAGCAGGCAACAGCATTGTAGTGCAGGTATTAGAAGCTATTTTTAAAGTGATCATCGACGAAGATTATGGAACGGATTTAACAACTGATATGAATGGGCAGATTCAATTGGCTTTATAGAAAGGACATAACAAGGAGTGATATACATGGACTGGAACAAGCTTGTAATAGATTTAAAAGAATCAAACGAACTTGCTAAAGCTGCTGCTGATTCTGTGGATGATGGAGGTACGTGTAATCTTGATTCAGTATTCCTCCGAATCCCAAGGCGACGTGAAGAAAAGGTATTGCAAGCCATTAAGGATGCAGGGCTATATTGCAGAGCAAAACGCAAGTGGATTGGAACAGGTTACATGATAACTCCTATAAGTGGTGGTCAGGCAAATAAACGGTCTAAGGCAGTCGAGGTCATGAAGAAAGAACTCAATGATCGTGGCTGGGATGTAATTGGCTTCTATATGGCTAATTAAATGTCTAGCGGCTCTATCATCGGAGATTGTCCTTACTGCAATAAGTTAATTTTTGAAGACGATTGGACATTAGATAAGTATGGTGAGCTTGCCCATGTGATGTGCGATTACAAGGCAATGCTCATACGTAAACGAGACGAGATTAAATTAAAGGAGATCGATATAAATGAACAATATCAATGAATTGGTAGTAGCAGCTCATACCAACGCAATTAATAAAGGTTGGTGGGAAGAAGATAGAACCTATGGAGAATTGATTTCTCTTGTACACTCCGAAGTGTCCGAAGTTCTGGAAGACTATCGGAATGGGAGAAAGATTGATGAAGTATGGTACGAGCATAACTATCCTTTTAATGATGAGGTAGTAATCGAATCCGATTTCGTTGTGAGAGACAAACTGCATACCTCTATTGGTAAACCATGTGGAATCCCTTCGGAATTAGCTGACATTTGTATTCGCATTTTTGACATTGCTGGTAAATATGATTTTGGCCCAAAACTTGAAAGATATGTTACTGAGTATGAGGAAAACTGTTTTAGGAGTTTTAAAGGAACTGAATTGTTTGCAGAACACCTAACAGAGATACACTATGAGCTTTCTCAATCTTGGATTAGCGATGTTCGGCAACGCTCGAGTAACAATATAAGGCACTTGGCTTATGCAGTAAACGTGGTTAAATATATTTCCCGAAAACATAAAATTGATCTTGAAAAAGCAATTGACGAAAAAATGAAGTATAACGCAACTCGACCTCAACGCCATGGTGGGAAGGTGATCTAAGTGTCAGACAACGTAAATCATCCATCACACTATACATCAGGGGCAATAGAGTGTATTGACGCAATCGGAGCTGCTACAACTAACCTAAAAGGTATCCAAGCTGTATGTGCTGCTAATGTAATTAAATATGTTTGGAGATTCAGCCAAAAGAACGGACTGGAAGACTTGAAAAAGGCTCAATGGTATCTGGATAAATTGACTGAGGAGGTTGAAGCAGATGTATGACAACAGTGTAAAGACTGAAATTTGGTCGCCTGAAAAGATAGAAGATCACCTTAAAGAGATCAAAGCTGGACCGCCACCTAAAAAGGGATATGTTGATGCTGAGATCACTGGTAGTCAGAAGGGCTTTAATGGTCGGTATATAAAGAAGGGTGGGGCGAGCTGGTGAAAGACCAAGGAACTAGATATAGGGTCTCCCTGAAGAGACCCTTACAACTCTTAATGTTCTATTGAGAATCATCAACGTATGCAAACGCTGAGTAATGAACATCAGCTTTGATCTTACCTTTTAGTAGTTCTGGATCTTTAGAGTGCACCTGTATCATTGTGTGTACAGGCAATAAAGTTTGCTCTTCAGGCATAGGAGGTCTAACCAGTTGACCTACTGTCAAACCACTGATTGGAACATTGTCTACTTGTATTGAAATCATACTCAAGCCAGTAGAGCACCCACCGACAATTTTGGAGCTAAATCGAACCA